CGCCACCAGGACGTTCGTCAGCCATAGCGCCACCGGCAGATTATTGTTCGTGAACCAGATCGTGCCGCCATTGGTGGAGAAAATCAGATACTCCAGCGCGTTGCTGCCCGGCGATACCCCGCCACCGACCACCGTCGGAGTTTCCAAATCGTAGGTGTAAATGTTGTTAAAGCTCCCGATGAAATTGGAGCCGGTGAAATTAATAGTGCCGACATTGGTAATCAGCGTTTCCGTGGTGGAGTAGCAGACATTGGAATAGACCGCGCTCGTCACATAGTTGGTTCCCGGCGTTCCGTTGGTGCCCACCGGCCCGGTCGCGCCTTGCGGCAAACCCAGTTGCCAGTAACCCGCCACGCTGCCGTAATTCACACAGTAGGCCGCATTGCCCGGTGGCAGCGTCACCGTGTTGGTGAACACCACCGGCACGCCCCCGCCCCCGCCGCCGCCGTTGGTCAGCAGCACGCCATTCAACCAGATCGTATCCACATACAGCGCGCTGAACGGATATTGCGGATCACCCAGCGCCGACCAATGCGGCTCCACGGGCCGCGTCTCCGGGTCGCGGATCAGGTTGATGCCCGCCCACACTGTCAGAGCGAGCAGGCATGACAACGTGATGATGAGGCCGCGTTTCATGGTTGCGTAATCCGCAGCAGAATCCCGTTGGTGAAACACAGGGTGTTCGTGCGCGTGCTGCCAAAAGTGAATTGGCAATTGGTGGTCAAGCCCGGCACGGCCGCTACCACGCTGCCATACACCGCCATGTTCGGCGCATTGGTCTGGCTAAGGTCGTTAAACCAACTGCCATCCGCCATGCTGTTACCCCCCTGCGCGTCAAAAGCCGCCAGTCCGGCGCTGCACACCCAGACAAAAGCCGAACCGTTCCACGACAAAACCGCCGAGAGCACGGCATTCGTTTGCAACACCTGCTCCGCGCCATCGTTGGCCGAACTTAAATTGATCAGGTAATTGGTGCCCGTGCCCAGGCTGTAATACGGGAAGCTGGCCGCTGCCACGGTGCCGCTGTTGGTCGCCGGCAGCGACAAGGTGCCGGCATAACTGTAAAACCCGTTCCAACTGCTCACCGGACAGTTCGAGCAGTAATAACCATTCGTGCCGGTGGAGAACGCCACCACATATTGCACCGAGGCAATGTTTGTCACCACGCCGCCCGGCATCTGGGACAGCGTAAAACCCGTCAAGAGCGAGCCATTGCCAGCAATGACATTGGCCGCATTGGTCAGCGCCACCGCACTGCCGGGAGCCGGCACCCGGAACTGCGCGGGCGCACTAAAACCCAGCAGCGTCAGCAGCAGCAAAATCGTCAATCGTAAATCGTAAATCATAAATGCCTTACTGGTAGATGACCACCAGCCCATCGCCGTCCGTGGTCACGACGAGGTAATACTGGCTCAAGTCGAGCATCTGGCCGGGGGCGGCGTAGAACACCCGCTCGTCACCCGGATTGAATTCAATCGGCTGGTTTGCCGCCGTGCCACTCAAGCCAATGCGCACCTTGCTGGCGTTCGGGCCGGCGGTCGGGCCGTTGATGCTTTTGCAGGCAATCATCGTCGCCGTGCGGAAGTTCTTCACCGTGCTGGATAGTTGTGTCGGGCCGGCTGCCACCGTGGCCGTCGTAATGAATTGAGGCATAATTTTCCTTTTAGTAAGTAATGTTGGTTGCTGCCGAATAGTTCACCGTCGGGTCAAAAGCGTCGCCGGTAATGATGGGCGTTGGCCGGCGATACCACACCCAGGGCACACCCCGATCCCAGCCCGGCAGGCGGATGCCTTCCGGTGCCAGGTCAAAATTGTGCAGGCCGTTCGGCGAGTTGGCCGGGTTTTCCCGCCCGACCGCGCGCACGTCGCCGGCCAGCGCAATCGTCGGCACAAACGGCACCAGCTTGCCCCAGCACGCCGGATTGTCCGGCGTGTCGTAAATCTGCGGATTAACCACCGTCGGCACCGGGTTGTTGCCCGGATTAGGATTGCCGCTGCCATCCACGCTGAACCAGCCCGTCGCCAGGTCGGGGGTCGCCGTGGCGCTCAAGCTGGCATAGAGCGGCGTGCCCGTGCCGTTGTTGAAAATCATCCAGGCATTCGCCGGGCTGCCCGTGGAACCACTCCAAGTCAGGGTATAGTTGCCATCCGTGCTGACATAGGCCGGCTGTCCCTGATAGGTGCCCTCCTGGTTGTAGAGCTGGTTGGCACCCGTCACGCCCGCGCCCGCCACCGTGATGATGGGGTCAAAGCAATAGAGCGAGTAATAGTTGCCATCCGTCGGATTGCGCACGCTGGCTCCCAGCAACAACCCCGTGTCATTGGTGCCCACCAGGTAATCACCGCCGCCATACTCCTGCCGGGCTTCCGCCCAATAGGCGTAGTTGGTCAGATAACTGCCGGGCGGATTGGTATAGAGCGCGGGCGCGTTGCCCGTCGTCGCCTGCATCGCCTGGTAAAACTTTTGCGTCGCGGGAAAATAGCAGGTGTCCCCGGCATTGAACGCCGTGCCGGCGGCATAGAGCACCGCCGCCAGAAACTGCGCGCTCTCCATCAAGTCCGCCCACCACCAGCCTTCCCAAAGTTCCTGCAACGCCAGCGAGAACGCCTGCCGCGCCATCTGCTCCTGTTGCAGCTCCAGTTGCGTGATGTCCCACGCAATCATGCGTTCGGCATCTTCGAGAATCACACTGGCATCCACGTTGGGCATATCAGTTAAATTGGGTTTTCTGCACTTGCGGCCGTTCCAGGAAACGCTCCCGGCTCGCCTCGCCGCGAATCATCACGTCCAATCCGCGCCGGTCATCTTGCAGCGCGTTCATCCGCTCCGCGTTTGCCTTGTCCTTCTGGCCGTCCAGCTCCAGCAAATTTGCGTAAGTCAGCCGCGCCAGCACCCAGCGCCACCGCGCCGGGATTTGCACCAGGCTCCAGCTCGCGGGCGCGCTGGCCGGGCTTTGCCCCGGCGTCGTCGCCGTCACACACTGGTAGAAATTCCCGTTGTAAAAGCATTGGTCAGCCATGGCGCACCGTCACCTTTCCTTTGGAATGCTGGCCGGTATAGCCAACCTGAATTTTCTGGCTGACGAACTTCACCCGCATATCGGGATTGTTCCGCAGCAGCCACTTGGCGAAATCGGGGTCTTGAAAGCACTGCGTGCCGTAATACTGCATCGCGCGCTGCCATTGGTCTTGACTCAAGATCATCTGTGCCGGGCCGACGTCGTCCCGGTAACTAGCCTGCGGCAACTCGTCATGCAGCCGCTTCATCCGCGACTGCTCCACCAGCCCCAGGTCAAACCGCGCCTTGTCCTCATGCTGCAATTTCCGAATCAGCGCGTGGCGCACGTCCGGTTGCAGTTGGCTCAAGTCGGTCGTCAGTTCCATATCGCACGCACTTTGGGGCTGGCCGGCATTGGGCCGGCCAGCCCCCGATGTGCGGGTCGTTGGGAGGTCTTAAGGCGCGTTGAACTGCGTGAGGTCATCCAGCCGGAGCCAGAACGTCACGCTGCCCGCCGTCGCCGTGTTCAGGTTGTGCGCCGCCGTGCCGGTAAAGGCCGCGATCACATTGTCAGCCGCCAGCAGCGCATACTTCGTGCCGCCCACGATGTATGCCACCTGGCTGCCGGCAATCGTCTCCGTGCTGGCCAGATAGCGGTTCGAGCTGCCCGAATCACCCACCACCACGGGGCTGTTCACGATTGACGCATCACTGAACGTGAAGCCGGTCGTCACCGCCGCCGCAATGAGTTCAATCTTGGTGCCGATGGCCAGCTTGGTCGCGGCGTCGGAAGCGCCGCCCTGCGTGGTCCCCTGATAGGGCGCGAGGTTGAAGCTGCCCGTGTTGCCGTTGGCCAGCCCCGCGAGGTCGGTGTAATCCACCGTCACCGCGAAGTTCGCGCCCGTGATTTCTTTGTCCGTTTTGGACAGTAAGCGGAATTTCATAATTATTTTTTGATTATGGTTGCGTTGGTTTGGCGTCGCTTAAGTCAGCGGCGCATATTTGCCTTCGCCCTTCGGGTTCCAGCAGGTGAGCATCAGGATGGCTTCACAGAACGCCTCGTATTGGCCGCCCTCATAGGGTTTCTGCACCCACTTGGGCATACCGCCCGTGCCCCACGCCACTTCCCACATATCCTGGTGCAGGAACAGGCCGGAGTAGGTCGTCAACGTCGTCGCGGCCGGTGCCAGCGCGTAGTTGTTGTAGCTCAACACCAGGTCGAGCGGCCCAAACGGCGTGATGTAACGGGTGATGCCCCGGTCGAGGACGCCGCCGCGAATCTCGGACGGATAAGCGCCCGCGTTGATCGTCGTGGCCGTGCTCGGCACGAAGATGGGGAAGTTGTTAAACGCCCGTTGCAGGTTCGGCGCAATGAACGCCGTCACCGGCCGCGTGCTGCGGGTCGTGGTGCCAATCCCCTGCATGATGTTCAACACAACATCCTCGGAGAGCGACGCCGTCGCCGTGGTGTTGATCTGCGTCGTTGCCGGATACAGGGTCGGGTCAACCGCGTATTGCGACTGCGCGCTGGCCTGAATCCAGTTCGGCACGCCACGAGTCATGTAACCCTTGGTGCCCGTCTGGCCCACCACGCATTCCTGCGCCGAGAGAAAGGCGCACTCGATGTCCTTCGAGAGTTCCTTCGTCTGGTTGGTGATTTCGCGCGCCAGCTCGTCCGCCACGCCGGCCTGGTTGCCGTAGTCCTGGGTGAGCTTGGTCACGTTCGCCGCCTTGGTCATGTATTGGATGAGGCTGCGCAACTGTTTGCGGTTTTCACCGGCGGATTTCGCACCGATCACCGGCACGCCATCAGGGTGTGCATTGGTGATGGGGGTGCGGAAGGTGTCCGCTTGGTAGAGCCGTTCCGGTTGGACTGGGGCTTTCCCGACGGGAAGCCAGCCAAGAAACGGGGTGTCAACCATCTGGACGTTCGTCACGACGTTCGCCCAGTCTTGTTGGACACCTACGACTTGTTCAAAAGGTAATGCCATAAGTTCAATTTTGTTGTTTGTTCAATTGAACCATCGTTGTTCACGCCGCCACAAAGCTGCGCGTGTATTCCTGCACTTCCGCCAGGGACGCCGTGCCCGCCTTGATTTTGGCGCTCAACGCATCGTTCGCACCCGTTCGCGGCAATGCCGCCACGGAGGTTCGCGGTGCGCCGGGGGCCGCTTTCGCGGGCGGCTTCGGGGCGGCTTTCACCGCCGGTGCGGCACTCGCCGCCGGCTTGGTCTTGGCCATGTATGCCTGTTCGCCCAGGTATAACTTCGTCAACAACACCGGCCAGTCCGACCGCTGCCGGAGCAGCGGGTTTTCCACCAGAATGCGCTGCGCACTCTGGAAGGCCGGGGATTGCTTGTCGCCGAGTTCTGGAAACAGTTGCACCGCCGCCGCGAGACTCTGCTGGTTTTGCGCCAGCCAGACCTTGCGCGGTTGCGCCTGCGCCTGCGTCATGCGCGCACCCTCATACACCGCCGCCAGAAAGTCGCCGACCAAGTCGGCGCTGGCTTCGGCAAGGGGTGTGCCGCCAATCTTTTCCACGCCGCTGGCCTTGAGCCGTTCCGCCACGGCTTCCACGCCGTTTCGGTTCAGCATCTGCTGCAATCGGTTCGCCTCGGATTCGGTCGCGGCTGCCTGCGTCACGCGGGCATCCACGGCCTCAAAAGTCTGACAGTCGGCCAGCATCTCCCCCGCGCTCGGCGCGGTGGTGGGCTGACCTGCTGGCGACACCGGCTCGGCCGGCGTCGCGGGAGGCGGCTTGATCTGCTTTTGGATTTCGGCCAGTTGTTCCTTCACCGCGCGCAACTCGGCGCGGGCGTCCTTGCTTTCCGTGCGCTCTTTGACGAGCGCGCCGTGAAGTTTCTTTTCACCTTCCGTCCACGTCGCCATTTCGTCCGCCGTCGGCTCGTCGCCTGCGGCAGCTTCCGGGGCTGCGGGTAAAGGTTCCGCCGGTTCGGCCGGCGTCAATTCTGGTGATGGTTCTTGACCAGGTTCGACGACGGGCGGTGCCGGAGTCGCGGGTAGTTCGCCGGCAATGGATTTGCGGGCGAGTTCCGCGAAGTCGTTAAGGGTTGATGGTGCCGGTGCAGCCGCCACCGGGGCGGGTGTCACTGGAGCAGCCGGTGAAGCCGGGGCTGCTGCCGGTGCCGCGCTCGGCGCGGCGGGGGTTGCTACGGGTGTTGACATATTTGCCCCAACTCGGTTGGCGCAATGCGACTTAACACCCGTTACCGAAGAATAAGAAGTGTCCGCTCCGCCCAACCACCCTTAACCACCCCAAACCACCCTTAACCGCCATTATGACCGAGCGGAATGTTTTACTCCGCCTTGTGGCTGGCTTCCAATACCTGCTGCAACTGCTGCTCGAAGTCCATCAACATTCCGACCCGTCCGCGTGCCCGGTGCGCTTCCGCGTCGTCTATGCCCGCCTTCGCCACCGCCTCCGTTTCAATCGTCAGGTTCGCGCGCACCAGCGCCGTCAACATCGGCCACAGCGGGTCGTCCTGCGCCAGGAGTCCCACGCGGGCCTTGAGCCGTTCCAGATCATGCTTCGGCACGATGGCCGGCACTTGGTTTTTCCGCTTGCTGAACAGGTGCATAATTTTTTAGTTGTAAACGTGCCGGTAAATTTCCCGCCACTCATTTGTCCCAAAGTCGCAAAATTCGTATTTGATGTAACGGCAATCAAAGTCCGAAAGCGGGGACGCCTCGAACCACTTCCAAAACCCATCGTTTAATTTTCCAAACATCATTGCGCGTTGATCATCTGCGGCGGCGTCAGCGGCTGCTTGATTTGCATCTGCGTCTGGATGCCGCCCGGTGTCTGCGGGTTCACCCCCATCTTGCCAATCTGCTGGTTCTCCGGCTGCGTCACGCCGATGAATTTCAGGTTCTGCAAATACTTCGTCAGCAGTTCCGAGAAACGTGGGTCGGGATTGCGCGGGCCGATTTGCTGCACGATTTGTCCGGCATTCTGTCCCGCCACCGTCGCCAGCGCGTCATCCGTCAGCGCCCGCAGATACGTCGGGTTCTGCGTCACAATCTGCTGCACGTCCTGCAACAGCCCCGCCGCCGTCGGGTCGGCTTTGTCCATGAAGTTGGGCGGGTTGCCGGCAAACATTTTCAGCACTTCCAGATTCGCCTTGTCCATCAGCGCCTGGCTCGCATCCGGCAGCGGTGTCACCAGCCGTTTCGCCGCCATCGGGCCGAGAATCGCCCGCACCATGTCGCTGCTCCACTGCGCCCGGTTGATCGTCCCCATCACGTCCGCCGGCAGCGCGATGTTGTTCATCGTCTCAATGCGTTTCATCATCAGCTCGCTGTCCAGCTCCCGCACGTCAAACATCAGCGAGACGTTCAGCACGTCCGCATCGTCCCGGTGCGCGTCCAGCCAGCCCGCCGGTGCGCCCGTGATGTCCCCAAAATCCGCATCCTCCATGTGGACGCGGCACAGCGCCATCACCTGCTGCATGGCCTTGTTCCACGTCATCAGGAAGCGCGCCACCGCCATGCTCTGCGACATCTGCAAGCGCGGGGCCGGCACGTCCTCGGACATCAGCCCGTAGGAATTGTCCTTCATCTTCGTCACCGCCGTCAGCACTTCCACGCTCTCGGACAACCCCTGCCCGTTCGGCGTCTCCATGAATTTTGGCTCCTTGCCCATCCGCACATAGTTCTGCACCGCCGGGCCGAACTTGTATTGCGCGCCCGTCGGCGACTCATACACATTCACCGGCGGCAGCGCCGTGATGTTCGCCCGGTCAATGATGCTGTCCAAAATCCCCTTGATGATGTTCTGCGTCGTGTGCGCCCGTTCCGGCACGCCGCGCGAACTCGTGATGCTGCGGCACCACCACTCGCGCACGCCCGCCGCGTAGGGCAAATCCGCGCCGCAACCCTCCACCTCCTCATGCTTCGCGCAACTTTCCGTAATCAGCTTGTGAATCGTCGTGTTGTAAATCGCCGGCACGCCGTCCGCATCCGCCGCCCGGTAGATGCAATGCAGAATTTCAATCAGCGTGTTGTTCAACGTCGGCTGCGCGCTGAACACCGGCGAGGAAGTCGCGCCGCCCGTCAACCCGCCCAGCCCCAGCGGCGTGGCGCGGATCTCCATCGGGGCCGCCGTGATGGCTCCTTTATACTTCACCGCCTTTTCCACCCAGTCCTTGTCGTAGCCGTCGGTGATGATGCGGCTGCGCAATTCGCCCTCATGCACGCGCTCCACTTGGAACACGATTTCATTTTCCGTCGTCAGCTCCGGCGGGATGAAGACTTCATCCCACGGCTTGAGCGCCGCAATCTCCGGCTGGTTTTTAGCCAGGTAGGCAATCGGCACCGTGCCCGTGCCCGTGTCCCGCAAATCCTGCACCGCCTTGCGCACCGTGGAAATTTTCACGTCCGGCACCGCGTCCTGCATATCCGCCGGCACTTCGTTCTTCACATAGCGGTCATACCATTGCGACAGGAATTCAATCGCCGCGTCCTCCTGCATCGGGTCGGCGATCATCGTCGGCAGTTGCGCGAGCTGCACCAACTGCGGGTCAATCGCCGGGCCGGGGTCTTGCCCCTGATCTTGCGCCTGCTGCTGCTGGCTTTGCTGCTGCTGCACCTCCTGCGCCGCCTGCTGGATTTCCGCCAGCGTGATGGTCTTCTTCTTCATCCCAATCTCCCGCCGCCAGCGCGGGGCCAGCACCATCCAGCCGTAGTGCTCCTCGTATTGCGCGGACAGCTCCACCTCCCGCGTCAGGTCGTAAAACATCAGCCGGAAAATCAGCCATTCGAGCAGCGCAATCGCATAGTTGCCGTCGTCCGTCTCGCTGCTGCCCGGCTGCATTCGCGCGTGCCAGAACGCCGTGGCCTTCATCGCCGCGCGTTCCGCAATGATGTCATCCACCACGAACGGCCGCATATCACTTGCGCCGTCAAAGGGGATGGCCGCGCCGTCCTTCTTGCCGGGGATGTCATGCTTGCGGCCGTCCACAAACTGATTCGGCCAGCGGCAGAACCGGGTGTTGTCCAGCCACGCGAGTCCGCCCGCTACGACGGGGCCGCAGCGTTGGAACATATTGGAAAGCTCCGGCACGTTTGGTTTGCCGGAGTCGAGCAGATAGGAAGCATTCATGGTGTGCGATTGTCTCCCAACGCCCGCACACCGGGGACTGGCCGTAATAGCGCCAGCAGCTCGCGGGTCAGATACTTCGGCCTGACCTCGCCCGCCAGACGATGCACCACCTGCGGATTGGCGTCAACCACCTTTCGGAAAGTTTCCTTGTCCGCGATGCCTAAAACTTCGCGGGCAATCTTCCCGTTCACCCGCGCCGGCAGTGCCTCGGTGTTCATTTCTTTCTCTCCTTCAAATCATCCACGAGCCAATCCAGGTCGTGAATCGCCCACGCCAGCTCGTGCTGCCGCGCTTGCTGTTCGCCCGCGAGAATACAATTGCGCTGCTGGTCCGCTTCGGCCAGCCGGGTTTCCAGCCCCGTGTGCCGCGCCACCAGCTTGCGCCGCAGCCGCTTTAGAATTTTAATTTCAGCGTCCATTTGATTTCCTTTCGGCGTCGTCCAGTTCCCGGCGGCAGCGTTGCAGTTGCCACCACCACATTTCTTCCGGCTGCTTCAACGCGGCGAGCACGCCACCATCAAACGCCCGCTCAATGGTCAGCCGCTTCCGGCCACTCTTGCGTTGCACTATGATGATGATGGTTTCATTCATTCGGTGTTGGTGGTTAAATGTTGAATGTTCCCATTAGTAAGCCGCCCCGCCGCCATAACTCCCCAACGCGCCCGGCGGTAGATGGCCAATGTCCATTTTCGCCAGCCCCTTGAGGCAATCAATCGGGTCTTTGCTGGCACCCTTCAACCCGTCCACGCCCGTCCACGTCCGCAAGCTCCAGATTAAATTTTCACACTTGCGACTGACGTAAAACTTCGGACAGTTCAACGGCGTCACCGGCTCCGCCGGATTCCACCCGGCCGTCAGCCAGTTGTTCACCCATTGCTTGCCCTCCTCGATGCCGCAGTCCGCGCCCGCCATCACGTCCCAGCCCGGCACCGTTATCTTGCCGTCCGTGTCGCGGATGGGGTCTTGCAGATAGTCAATGTAAGTCCGCGCCTCCTCATCGCTCGGCACACTTGTTCCCGCCGGGCGCGGGTCTAACCGCCGGTCGCGCACGTCCCAGGTGCCGTTGGCTTCGATCTCGCGCACCAGGCGCTTGTAATCGTTGAAAGATTTCCCGTGCCCCATTGTCTGCCCGCTGCCGGCCTTACCATCAGGCTTGCTACCGGGCACCGCCCACTCGCCCATGCTCTCCACGTCCGGCCATTCGCGGATCACCCACTTGGTGCCGTTCCGGTCAACGCCCACCCACAGCATGAACCAGTTGCGGTCGCCGTGCGGGTCGCTCCAGTGGTAAATCGTCAGCTCGTCCAGCGGCGGGATTCGATCCGGCTCGACAATGTGCCACTCGCCAAAATTCGGGAACGCCTTGCGCGCCAGCTTCGTCGGCCAGCCCCACAGCCTTTCCAGCGCAAAATCCGCCGGCTTGCCCTGCACACTCTCGGCAATCGCCTCGACGTTCGTGTAAGGGTTGAACATCGTCGGGAAGCACAGGCCGTAGCGCCGCCCGTTGCCGCCGCCGCTCTGCACCACCAGCGGCACATGGCCGGGCGGACAACCCTTCACCAGCTCGCGGTCTTTCGGCATCAGCCATTCACCCCAAGTCCAGGTGCGGTGCCACCAGTCCCAAACCACCTTGCGCGCCGGGATGACTTCCAGAATCACCGCGCCCTCGATGTATTGCCCCACCGTCTCCGTGTAGCCGCCGACCGGCGTAAAGCCGCCCAGCATCACGCCGCCCTTTTTGTGGACGCGAAAGCGCGCCGTCTCCAGCAGCTCCGCCGGGGCTTCCTCGTCCCACGTCAACACGTCGCACTCGCCGCCCTCGACTGATTTCTTGTCCTGTTCGTAAGCCTTGTAAGTCGGCAGCAGGCACGCGCTCCGGTTGGGCAGGATGAAAACATTTTCCGAAAAGCCCGTCGCCTCCTTGTAGGAAATCTTGATGGTCGTCCCCTGCGATTTTAATTTCCGCAGTTCCGGCCTCATGTATTTGTAGAGCGCCCGCTGGATATAGCGGATGCTCGTCATTTCGTTCTGGCTGAAACACCGCGCCTCACTGCCCGGCTGCGTCTCCAAAACCTCCATCGCAATTTTTCCCTGCACCTCGGTCTTGCCCGACCCGTTGCCGCCCAGCAGCACGATGTCGTTGCACGGCTTGCCCATCTTCCAATCCTTCGGCGCGACACTCACGCCGAAAGTTCCCGGCGAATAGGTGCCGGCCAACAGCGCGCGGAGCAGGCGCATCGGCGGCTGTTCCCAGCCGTAGGTCAGCGGGTCGTGCCGCTCTTCGGCAATTGCCCGCTCGCGTCGGGCGTGAAACTCATGCAACCATGACGCGCCTTTCTGCGCGCCCATTTCGCGCAGCCACGCATCCGACGGGATTGGCACCGTGGGGTGAACTGTCCACACCCACGGGCCAACCTTCATGGTCGCTTCGCTCATCATTGATGGCGACGCTTGCCTGGTGACAACGGTTCAGCAATAGATGTTGGCGGCATCGCCATCGGCGCTGGCACTTCCGGGTAACTCTTATTAAGCGCCTTGGCTTGATACTCCGCTTCCACCTTTTCGGGGTCGGCAAGATAGCGCCCCAATTCCGATACCAACTTTAAGCGGTCATCAAAGACTACCTGCTGGCACCCCAGCCCGCAGATATAACCATTCAGCGCGGGCGTAATGGTGATTTGCCGAGTCATACCGCCTCCGTCGGATCAGGGTTGATGCCGCCCGTAGCCCCGAACGCTGGCACCTTAGCCGCCGCGATGTCGTCCGCGTGCAGGACTTCCTTCAAGTCCGGCATCGGGTCATTGGCGCTCGTGATGGCAATTTTTCCATTGCAATCATTGTTGCCCGCCACCGCGTCATACAAGATGCCCGCCACTGCCGGCCGCCACTGGTTGCCCAGCAGCACCACCTTGTCACCATTTTTCGCTGGCCGTCCATTTTTGTAGTGCATACTTACTCTTTCGTTTTGGTTCCGGCACTTTCAACCGCAGCCGGTTTCTCGGTTTGCTTCTTCGGCAAATTCGTTGCGCACTCTTCGATGGCCGCCAGCCATTCCAGCGCGGCCTTCGCCGTGTGGTTGCGCTGCCAGCAGAGCAAGTCCACGCACGCCATGGATTCCTGTTCGTCCAGCGGCACGCCCAGCGCGTGATACTCGCTCGCCCGCCCCATCACCCAGGCGTGAACGGGACGCGGTTGCCGGAACGCATAGGCCGTCACCACCAGCGTCTGCGCGTGCGTCAGCGGGATGTCCCGCCCAAACATCGCCACTTCGCCCGTCGGCACCTTGCCGTAGCGGTCGCGGTTTTCCTCCTGCCGGCGTGACCATTCCGCCAGCACGGCAACCTTGTGTTCGCGCAGCGCCGCCAGCAGCTCGTCGGGCACCTTTACCCCGCGCACCCGCGCCTTCCCATCCTCGACCACGAGCGTCGCCCCCGCCTGGTGCAGGGCATCAATGATTGCTCCCGCCGCTGGTTGTTCGGCGTTGAATGTTGAATGTTGAATGTTTTCCATTTTCAAATCTCCTCATCCATTTCCACGACGTTCTTCTTCGCGTAGCACACCGGCACGCGCCGCTTGTCCGCGAGCTTCCACGGGCTGACTTCCAGAAATTGCAGGCTATCGAAATGAAACCACAACCACCGCGCCGGACAGTCGCCGTCCCCGCCGCGCTGCGCGTCCACGATGAAGTAGGCGTCATGCAAGACCACCAGCCGTAGAAATTCCTCCTTCTGCTCCGGCGGGATTTTGTCGAGGATGTCCAGCATCGCGTTCCAACTGTCCTTGAACACCTGCGGCGCGTTGGCTTCCGGCGCGCCGCCCAGCAGCCGCTTCCACGGCGGCATCGGCGGCATCGGGTCGCGTCCGGCATTTTCCTCAATCCATTTGTCGGTGCAGGCTTGGATGATTTCTTCCAGCGCATCCTGCTTGGCCCGGTTGCGCCACACCACGATGACGTTGAATGCGAGATTGGAAATGTAGCTGCTGCCCATCACGTCATAGCGGCGCGGGATGATGGCTTCGCCCTTGCGGTCGTTCGGCTTCTTGCTGTGCGCCACCAGGTGAACGTGGACATTGTTCGCCTGCGCAAACAGAATCAGCCGATCCACGAAGCCCCGTTGCGCGTT